CAAGAGAAGGGTTAACTGTTACAGAAGAAGAATTTATTAACTGGTTTCATAGGAATCATGGGATGATTTCCACTGAGTTTGGTCGTAGTCAACACAATGCTGTTAAAGACGTAGTAAGGAGGATAATTGACGAAACTAATATAAAACCGAATCCGAAATTACCCAAGATTAAAGAAATGGAAACTATATTACAATTATTGGATAGGCAGCCTGTTGAAGAAGCAAAGGCATCAGCGGCATCAGCGGCATCAGAGACACCATCGGCACAAGCGGCAATGCGATTAACTAAATTAATTTCTGAAAAATGCAATGCTGAAGAATCAAAGCAAGCAATGGATGACCTTACCATTTTGATAGATGCAGCAAACCGAAATAAAGGCGGTTCCCGTCGTCGTCGTGCCTCCAAAAAGCATTCCAAGAAGCACAGGAAGTCCAAGAGGTCCAAGAAGACGAAGTCTAGGAGACACTAAACATAAAAATGAAATTTGTGTATTGTATCATACCTTGCATTATACAATACAACAATGCACAGGGGGTCTAAGGGGCGAAACACAAGGGAAAGGTTCGGAGGAGGGGTGCGGGGAACCATAGGTTCCCCGGATTCAGATGGTCGGCACAAACTCCCAGTTCAGCTCCTCGCAAATCTTCTTCCAGATTTCGTCCTGTTCAATGCGCTTCTCCCGGTCCTTCAGCATGGGAAAGTACGGCAGGAACTCGCGCTGGTCCAGCAGCTCGCACAGCTTATAAACCGTGTAATAGTAATTCAGGAAGTTGACGCGGTCTTCCGGACAAAATTTGGCGTACGGCCCTTGGATCTCCATGAACAGGTTGCACAGCGTTTCCTCCAACTCGGGCGACATGACCGGCGGCTTGATGCCCAGCTTCTCCTTGATGAACGGGATGTGCTCGTAGTACTTGTTGTACCCCAGCTTCTTCAAAATCTCCTTCGCCTTTTTGTCGGTCAGCTGCGTGTGCAGGTCAATTCTCTCCTTTTTTATCTGGTGCTTGATGTTTTCCAGCACGTCGGGCGGAATTTGCGTGGTTTCCTTGGCCTGGAACTGCGCCAAAATCTCCTTGAAGTGATTGATGCGTTTGTACGCATAAAAACACGCCTCATTCGGCGGCTCCTTGTACGACGGCTTCTCGTTCTCCACCAGGTAACTCACGTGGATGGAGCAGTTGTTGCACACCATGATGCCTTCATTCTCCACCGGAATCATTTCCCCCGCACGGCAGTACCGGCACACGTCCGTCGCGAACACATACTTGCTGATGTCAATGTAGGACGGATCCAGGTTGGTCAAGTACCGCTGCACGTTGTTCTGGTTCATGCGCTTCAACTGGTCTTCTTTGGAAACACCCCCCTCCACCCGGAAAAAATCATTCAGTATTTTGGTTTTATTATTTCCATTGCAAATTTGTTGCTTGTTTTCAAAGTAATCAAAAATGATTTCATTGTTGTCCAGATAATATTTTTTGCACTTGTGCTGGTGCTGCAGAATGGCGGTCCGCAGCTCTTGAATCCGTTCCTTCAAGTCGTGCCGGCCTGGATTCAACAGCAGCTGTTGTTGCAACAAGCGCTTTTCCTTCACCAGTTTAGGAATGGTTTCCGTCTTCAGTTTTGCAATGATTGCCTGATTCTCTCGGTGTTTGCCATCCAGCGTGACGATGCTCTTTTCATCCAACACAATGGTTTTGTTGGTTTTTTGTTTGAACGAATTGTTGGGAGGGGCCATGTTGTTTAGACAATAATAATACAATGATGCACAATGATGCACAATGATGCACAATGATTGTGTTATTGCTTATACATTTAATATATTATTTAGCGTATTGTTAATGATATATTATTTATCATTTTTATAATAAATTAAGGCATTGGATTGCATTGCATTGCAGTTGGGTTTGCATTTGTGTTGCATTTGGGTTGCATTGATTAGATTACAAGATGCTGTCCGACTCCGCATTGAATCAAATGTGCTTTTTGTTGCAACATTTGGAAGAGAGATGGAGCATAAAAAAACGCAAGCACATCTACATTTTGAAACAAATGAACGGATCCGGATCTAAAAAGAGCTACACCTCATCCTATTTAGACGCGCGCAAGGTGGCACTTGCCGCCGAAGAGCTGGAACTTAAGCAAATTCAGCTGCTCACATTTTTGCACAATGCGCTGGAAGATGGATGGAACATTAAGAAGCATTCGCGCACTTCTAACAAATTCACATTCATGAAGAAACACAATGGGGAATGCAAGGTGTATGAAGACCATGAATACTTGACCCAGTTCGTGAAAACAAACCTTTGCATGGACTAGACTAGAGTTCAACGAACACATGTGTGTTTTTTTTTGTATGTAAGTTTAATTCATTTGTTTTTCCGAATTTTTTTTCTTTAGGCATAGTATAACCACAACAACAATAAAATGGGAGGAGGATTGATGCAGCTTGTCGCCTATGGCGCCCAAGACGTTTACTTGACTGGCAACCCCCAGATCACTTTCTGGAAGGTGTCCTACAAGCGCCACACCAACTTTGCCATGGAGTCCATTGAGCAGACCTTCAACGGCCAGGCTGATTTTGGTCGCCGTGTCACTTGCACCATTTCCCGCAACGGTGATTTGGCTTACCGCACCTACCTGCAGGTCACTCTCCCCGAGATCAACCAGCAGATGAAGTCCTCTTCTCAGGACGGCGTCTATGCCCGTTGGCTGGACTTCCCCGGCGAGCAGATCGTCTCCCAGGTTGAGGTTGAGATCGGTGGCCAGCGCATTGATCGCCAGTACGGTGATTGGATGCACATCTGGAACCAGCTCACCCTCACCGTTGACCAGCGCCCCGGCTACTTTGCCATGGTCGGCAACACCACCCAGCTCACCTACATCACCGATCCCTCTTTTAACGATGTTGACGGTCCTTGCCAGGCCACCGCCCCCCGCCAGGTGTGCGCCCCCCGCAACGCCCTCCCCGAGACCACCCTCTACGTCCCCTTCCAGTTCTGGTACTGCCGCAACCCCGGCCTTGCCCTCCCCCTCATCGCCCTCCAGTACCACGAGGTCAAGATCAACCTTGACATCCGCCCCATTGACGAGTGCTTGTGGGCCGTCGGCTCCCTGAACTGCGGCGCCGGTGTTCGCACCTCCGCCGGTGGCAAGGTCGTCACCGCTTACAACCAGTCCCTCGTTGCCGCCTCCCTCTACGTTGACTACGTCTTCTTGGACACCGACGAGCGCAGGCGCATGGCCCAGAACCCCCACGAGTACCTCATCGAGCAGCTCCAGTTCACCGGTGACGAGTCCGTCGGTTCCTCCTCCAACAAGATCAAGCTCAACTTCAACCACCCCGTTAAGGAGCTCATCTGGATCGTCCAGCCCGACAGCAACGTTGACTACTGCTCCTCCCTGGAGTGCGGTCAGCTCCTCTACAACCTCCTCGGTGCTCAGCCCTTCAACTACACCGACGCCGTGGATGCCCTCCCCAACGCCATCCACTCCTTCGGCGGCAAGGAAGCCACCGCTCTCAACTCCAGCTCCTTCATCAACGACAACCTCTTCAACGATGCCGGTGCCATTGACATCAACGGACCCGGCTGGTGGCAGGGCGCCCCCGCCGGTGCCAACGGTGGTGGCCCTCAGGTCCCGGGCTCTAATGCCATCTGGCTCTCTGCCCCCAACCTTGCTGGTGAAGGCCCCGGTTACGGACAGGGCTACCTCGGCAACGCCCCCACCCCCGGCTACCTTGAGAACTCCGGCGTCTCCGATGCCGGCGCCTTCGTCCTTGCCGAGACCGCCCTCCTCCTCCACTGCTGGGGCAACAACCCCGTCGTCACCGCTAAGCTCCAGCTTAACGGCCAGGACCGCTTCTCTGAGCGTGAGGGTTCCTACTTCGACACCGTCCAGCCCTACCAGCACCACACCGCAACCCCCAACACCGGTATCAACGTTTACTCGTTTGCCCTTCGCCCCGAAGAGCACCAACCCAGCGGCAGTTGCAACTTCTCTCGCATTGACAACGCTACTCTCCAGCTTGTTCTCTCCAACGCTACCGTTGAGGGTGTCAAGACTGCCAAGGTTCGCGTCTATGCTACCAACTACAACGTTCTCCGTGTCATGAGCGGCATGGGAGGGCTCGCGTACAGCAATTAAATTATATTTTATATTATTCACAAATGCAACTTAAAAACGATTCATATTATTCAATCATAATACGAATTCATACACACACACACACACACACACACACACAAGCGACATACAAAAATGAAACCATTCTATATGATTGATAATGGAAATCATTTCATAAAATACGGAGAAACTGGTCCATCATTTGCATTGGACGAATCCGATTGGAAAAAGTGCAGAACGTTCAACAAACCATTCAAACTTATGGAAAACCAAATTTATCCATGCTATAAATGCAATAATGACACGTTTACATTATTGGAATTTATTTTCAACTTCAATCCGGAAGAAAATGTATATGTATTTAAAAACAATAATGAATTTGACCTTCAAAAAAACAATGTAATGATTTATCATTCTGCATATAAAAAATTAAACAAAAATGAAATAACTGGATACATTCAAGGACATCATTCAACTCTAGGTCAAAATGCTTACAAAATACAAAATCCAATATGGAAAATTAAAGATGAAACGACCGAATCAGAATACATGTTAATGTATTGTGGAAATGATGTTTTCACCAAATTATGCGAAAATTCATATAATGCAATTCTAGATTTTGAAAAAACAAAATTGGAAGGTAAAAAAATTAAATGGTCTGCATGTGTGTCTCAAATGGGTAAACGAACTATAATTAGAGGAAGCAATCATTTAGCCATTCACCAAGTCATAATGAATTGTTATGGAAACTATAAAGATTGGAAAGGATTAGACACAATTAGTGTGGATCACATAAACCGCGACCCATTAGACAATCGTCTTTGCAACTTGCGCATTGCCACTTTAAAAGAACAAATGCAAAACACAAATGGAGTCATCCCGGGCACAAAACGAAACCGCAAATGCAATGCAAGACAGCTGCCGGATGGAATTGAACAATCCATGTTGCGCAAGTATGTCGTGTATTACTCCGAAATATATGACAAAAAAACTGGAAAGATGCGGGAATTCTTCAAGGTAGAAAAACATCCCAAATTGCAAAAGCCGTGGATGTCAAGCAAATCAGGCAAAACATCAACACTTGAAAAACTTGAACAGGCGAATGTAGTCGTGGACAATCTTGAAAATGATATTTATCCAAGCGACGATGACGACACCACAGTTTTACCCAAATGTATTTACATTTCAGAGTTTAGAAGTAAACCACATCTGGTGTTTGACATGCGCAAAGACGGCAGCGACAAACGGTTGTCGTTGAAGATGGTTCTCCCACCCGAATACAATTTACAAGATGAGTTGGAACGTTTCCGAGAGAAAATCATTGCAAAATATGGCGACGGAATAATATGAAATATGGATTGACATTGATAATACTTGTTTGCAAAACCATTTTTAATATGTAAAATCAATTTTATTCAATATTTTTTTTAATTTATCAACACAATGTAATGTCAAATGCAATACATTGTTCCCTTAAAAATCGCATGTGCGCTCCTGGTTTTAATGCTCGTTTCAGCTGCTGTGCAAAACCGATTCGGTGCCGAACAAAACCGAATAGGCGCTGATGCTGATGCCCAGCCTAATTCAAAGAATGATGTGCCCATTGTGTCCACGCCGTTCAAAAACTTATTTGACGATCAAGGCAATCCCTTGAATGTGATCCTGATTGCGGCCCCCTTTCGCACCGTGGAGGACGAGCAGGCATATGAATTATATAAGAGCCAAGGGCTCTCCTTTTGCGGCATATCCAGCTACATCAATTTCCCCGGCCACATTGAGAACCCGCACGAGGACCGCTTCCACGAGGAGCGCGGGCACGACTATCCCGCCATGGTGTCGGCCTGGCTGCATTGCTTTAGGGACCCGCCCACCAATCTGCGGAAGTCGGGGCTGCCGCTCATGCTGCTTGCCGAGTCGGATTTGAAGGACGCCGACGCGTACAAGCCCGACCCCACCATTGCCAAGGAATACGACTTCATGTACGTGTGCCTGCAGGACAACGACAAGTGCGAGCCGGGGTGGCAGTCGTACAATCGGAACTGGGACCTGGCCAAGCAGTGCCTGGAAATCATGTGCGGCGAGTTCGGCCTGCGTGGCGTGCTGGTCGGACGCACCAATTGCGAATTCACGAAGAAGTGCAACGGCATCGTGAAGGTCGTCCCGTTCCTGGCGTTTGACGCGTTCCAAAAAGAGATGCAGAAGTGCCGTTTTCTGTTTGTGCCGAACGTGGCCGACGCCTCGCCGCGCGTCATCACGGAGGCCATGTGTTACAACATGCCCGTGCTTGTGAATCGCAACATCCTGGGCGGCTGGCACTACGTGGAGCCCGGCGTCACGGGCGAGTTCTTCACGAGTAAGCATGATGTGAGGCCAGCACTTCAAAGGTTGACTGCAAACACAACGATGAATGCGTATGCGCCCCGGCGGCACTTCATGCGGCACCACGGCAAGCACCGCGACGGCCGGCGCCTGGCCGCATTTCTGAAGCGGAATTACCCCGCCCTGAACAACAAGCGCATGAAATACGCCACGATCACGATTTAAGTGGAGACCGCGCTGGCAATCGCATCCTGGCCTCCAACTCACTCCCTTCGTAATAAGGAATGCTATCCTGTCCTGTCATGATCTTTACGGTTTTCCAGAGACGAATGAATACATTTTCGCACACATAAGGAACACCGTGTCGCCGACACACTTCTTCGACATCCTTCTGAATGACCTGATATTCATATGCCGACAAATCTGGAAAGATGTGGTGCTCGATCTGATAATTCAACCATCCCTGCAAATAATCGGTTACGTCATTGCCCGTTGTGTAATTCGTGGATGAAATGCACTGGCGAAGGAGCCATTCGTCGCTTTTTGCGACTACTGGCGTACAATACAAATACATGTCGCTTCCCGCGTGGTTCGGAACAATGATCACGAATGTATGCACGTTGCAAAAGAGATCCGCAATAACGTAATTGAGTATGACGTTGTGCAGATGGTTTGCAGTGAAAATGGTGGGGAAATGTGTGTGAAAATAATATATGGGAGCAAAACAAACCACACGATAAACAATAATAGGAAATAATACTAATAAAAAGTACTCCAATTTGCTTATCCAGGATGGCCATCCTCCTGCAAGTGTCATCTGTTTATGGTCTTCATCATTCATCGTGTGGTTGAGTTTGTTTGCCTTATAATATTTGTACGAGTTTGGCGAATAATAAAATAATCGCCACGTAAGCGCGAAGAATGCAATGACTCCGTATTTCACGATGCACGGGGCGTTCATTGTGCGTAAGATGGCGAGATTCTGTTGCACGTTATCTGGGTCATGGCACTCATTGAGGTTGTAATGATGATAAATGTTGTGTTCGCAATGCCACGCCTCCGGCAAAATGTAGTCCATCCAATCGTAAAACCGGCGCATTTTTACACCATACTTAAATCGGTTGTATTTGTTGTTGTGATTTTTTCCCTTGTCGTCACCATTATTGTTGGCCATGTACCCTCCATGACTCACATGATGGGAAACGGTTGTCCAATGCGAACTAATGGAGAGACCCATCATCGCCCACGGAAACACATAGGACGGGTCTAAAAATGAAAATAATAACCCAGTATAAAATACAACGTTATTGAACGCAACTATACCTTGCAAATGATTGAACGCACGTCGGGTATGTTCAGGTGTGAGTTTGGTGTCTTTGATTGCACGGATGTTGGCGGCCCATTCCGATAGACGAGTTTCTTGCGTCATTGTGAGTATTATGTATAACATATTAACATCATTATTTTTATGTTGGTTTGATGAATGCAATATAATACAATGATGTGCGCAATAAACATGTGATTAAGATATATAAAATCTATTAAAAATATATACACATGTGTTTTTCGGAACGAATTTCTCTCGGAATCGGGTTATCAGGAATTGCAACGGCCGCGCTTATTTACGCGCGCACCAAGAATGCGTATGCCTCCATTGGACTTCTGTATTTTGCGCTCATGGAAATCATTCAGTATTTTCAATACAAAGTGATTGACCAATGCAACAATAACACCAACCGATTTTTAACAATGCTTGGATACATCCACATTTGTTTCCAGCCGTTGTTTTTCAACCTGTGGCTGTTTGCATTCACGGTGAAACCGATTGTGCAGTATTTGTATCTCTCGTTTTTTGGAGGGCTCATGCTGGCATCGCGTTTATTTTTTGTGAAAAACAATGAATTGTGCAATCCATTACATGAGCCGTTGTGCGGGAAGCGAACCTGCTCCATTTCAGGTGACCGGCACATTGCGTGGAACCTGCGTTTGCGCGCGCCGGATTGGGTCACTCCCAGCATTTCGCTGCATTTCTTTTTGTGGATTTTTCCAGCGCTCTCCATGTTTCAATTGAAACCGTTGATGGCGATTTTGCTTACTGGGCCATATTTCGGATATCTATTGACAAACAACATCCACGAACGGCCGGCAATTTGGTGCTACACATTTATCATGCAAGTGATTGTCACGTGCTGGTTATTGCTGCGATAAACGACAAATACTATATGAAAAGCATTTAAAGCGGAATGCATTTAATTCAAATAACACAAAAAATTGAAAGGTTGTCCGTTTTTGTCAACTTTTCAACAGACAACAGACAACAGACAAACAACAACAACAACCTCAAGGAAACCAGAATCAACAACAATGTTTCGTACAGCATCATCATTTGTTCAATCCGCTCCTGCTCCTGCTCCTGGAAAGAATGCCGGCAAAAACAAGAAGAAGCGTGCCAACAAGAAGAAGCGTGCGGCAGCAAAAGCCGGGACTGGTGGTGTTTCAGGAACCATGACATCACAACTCGGTGCCGGTCGCGCCACGGTTCCCCAGTGGTGCAAAATTGACATTGACCAAGTGGCAAACCACGCCGGCGGGTTTGTGTGGAAGCTGACCGACCTGGAACACGCCCGGCGCTACTTGATCATGGGCGCCAAGGACAACGGCAACTTCTACCAGACCACCGAACAAGTCTCAACCGAGTGCAATACGGCCATTCTCCGCGTCATCCGCAGCAAATCGCCCGACGACTTCAAGCAGCTGTGCGCAATGGTGGAGGACATCTCGGTCAGAGGGCTGGCTGCGCGCCAAGAGCCGACGCTACTCACGCTCGCGGCGGCCATCGTGTTTGCCCCCACGGCAGATAAAAAGGCGATGGCACTGGCGCTGGTTCCCAAATGCGTGCGCATTCCGACGCATGCGTTCATGCTGGCTGGCTACGTGACGGACCTGTCGCAGTGCAAGCCTGGAAAGGAGAAGGGCAAAGGCTGGGGGAGCGGCTTCCGCAAGGCGCTCAGTCAGTACTACACGAGCCGACGAGGTCTGGAGCTGGCAACGGCGCTCACCAAGTACAAGAACCGCGAGGGATGGCGCCACGAAGACTTGCTGCGCATGCTGCACGTCAATCCGGCTGCGCTGAAGGACGACGGTGCGCGCCTGGTGTTCAAGTACGTGTTTGCGTGTGCCAGGGGGGAGAAGGAATTCATTCGCAAGCTGCTGGCCGACATTGCCGGCTCAATCACGCAGGAGCGGGCGATTCAGCTGCTGGACACGCCGATCCCGTCCACCAAAAAGGCCGAGAATCCCGTGGCCAAACCATCATCAAGCAAACCCGAGTCCAAACCCAAACCATTATCTGTGGCGGGAATCAAGTCGGCGATTCAAAGCGTGTTCTCTAAGCCAACAAAGCCAGCTCAAAGAAAAACAGAAATCCGGTTCAAACCCACAACAACAAATCCGGACGATGTGACCAGCGTGGAGATTGCGACCTCGGCGTTTCAGTGGAAGCGCATGTTCATGAACCGCGTGCCAACTCCAGGCGGAGGATTCACGATTTCGCTGGAACTGCCGCCCGGAACGCACGACTTCAAGTTCATCGTGGGCGGAGTGTGGCAGTGCGACCCCAGCAAACCGGTGCACAAGACGGGCGAGCACGAGAACAACTACGTCGTGGTATCAGACCACGATTCGGCAACCGAAGAAGCAACCGCAACAAAAACAATAACCGCATCCGATGCAAAAACAATAACCGCATCCGATGCAAAAACAACAACCCCCATTTCGCGCGACCTCGTTGACACCGCTCTCTACCTGCAGGCAATCCTGGCGATTGAATCATGCACCACGAGTGTGGCAGATCTCTACAAGGCCCTTGGGCTGGTGCGGGAGCACGGCCTGGTGCGCGAGCAGATTCCCACGCACTTGCTGAACAGTTCGGACATTTGGACGGAGCTGTTGATGTCAAAGGGTGCCAACGGGAAAGGCATGCCGCTGGAGGCCCTCACTCGCAACCTGGGAAAGCTGTCGTCGCTGCCCAACTTCATGGGTGCGACAAACACGAACACCATTTGCGCCCGACTTTCATCCGAGGAGGACATTCAAAAATCGCGCATTCACCCGTTCAAGGTGTTGGTTGCTTCCCGAATCTACGGCGCAGGAAAGGCATTGAAGGGCGCACTGGCCTGGACGGTGTCGCCGCGAGTGCGCGACCAACTCACGACCACCTTCCTGCGTTCGTTCAAGAATGTGGCACCCACGGGCAAACGCTACATGGCCGCGCTGGACGTGAGCGGCAGCATGGATGTGGCCTGCATGGGATGTCCCGCCATCAGTTGCAGACAGGCATCGGCTGCGTTGGCGCACATGCTGTACGAAACCGAGCATAATGGCGGCGGCCATGTCTACGTGAGCGGCTTCACCGCGGGTTCCGGGTACGTAATCCACGGCGCGGGATCCGTGGGTCCTGCAGACAACGGGTTCCGCAGCTTTGACCCGCTTTTGAGGCGCGGCATGACGCTGGATCAGTTCATCACGGCAACCAATGCACCCTTCGGCGCCACCGACTGCTCGCTTCCCATGCTCCGCGCGATGGAGGACGGTCTGGACGTGGATGTGTTCATCGTGATGACGGACAGTGAGACGTTCGCGGGCAAAGTGCATCCCCAAGTTGCGCTGGAATCCTACCGCGTGAAAGCCAACAAGCCGGACGCGAAGCTGATTGTGGTGGGAATGACCGCGAATTCGTTGACAATTGCCGACCCGAACGACCGCAACACGTTGAACCTGGCGGGCTTTGACGCGTCAATGCCGGAAATCATCGCCATGTTCGTGCGCGGGGAACTCTAGACGGGAACCCAGGTGCCAAGCATTGCGTCCCGTAAGCCCTCCTCCGAACCTTTCCCTCCTTTGCGTCCCGTAAGCCCTCCTATAGGAGAACCTAGGTTCCGCGCAGTAGCCTTTGGCTCCTTACCTCTCCTCATTGCCCCTTTAAATGATTCATAACTAAAAAGTAAAAAAATATTTTCTAGTTGTTTATTACATAGTTAATAAATAGTCACATGAGTGAACCTTTTAAATTTGATGTAACATTCGAAAATGGATCCTTTAAAATAAAAAACGGTCGCGATCTATGTTTACAATTTGAATTCATTGAAGACGAAGACGAAGACGAATACGAAGACGACGATGGAATTGTATTGTATATTTCAAAAGTATTCAAATGTAGCGACGGCATGCCACTCACTCGCGACGTGATAAAGTTGATTGAAGACATGGTAAAATCCATTCCGGATCCGCCTTGGTCACGCGTCAAATACATAAAATTGGAGGATGGTTCATCCATAAATGTATGTCCTGGGCAGAATAGCAGTGGTATGAACATTGATTTGCGTTATCTAAAAATTTTAA